GAACATGCCGGTGATGCCGTCGATGAAGCCCTGGATGAGCTTCTTACCGGCGTCCTTCAGCGTGGAGCCGAGGGAGCCGAGCGCGGACTTCGCCTTGCCAGGCAGCTCCTTGACCTTGGCCACGGCCTTGCCGATGTACTCGGTCACGGTCGTCACGAGCTTGTAGAGCATCGTGGCCGCCGTGTCCTTGATCGAGTTCCAGGCCGAGGAGAAGAAGCCCTTGATCGACGAGAGACCCGAGGTCACCTTCGACACGGCGCCGCTGAAGAACGACGTGACGCCGCGCGTGATGGACGCCCAGCCGTCCGAGAAGAACTTCCCGATGGCCTTGAGGCCGTCCATGAACAGGCCCTTGGCGCCGGTCAGGAACACGCCGATGTATCCACGGATCGCCGCGAAGGCGCCCGTGAAGATGTCGGCGATGGCCTTCCAGGCGGACTTGAACAGGGCGCCGATCGCCTTGAACGCCTTGCCGGCCGTGCCCAGGATTCCGACGTTCAGGAAGACTTCGAGGAGGCCGAGGATGACGTCCCAGATGCCCTTGAGGAGGCCCTTGATGCCCTCCCAGAGCTGGTCGAAGCCTTCCTGGAAGGTGCTCCAGTCGTTGCTCCAGAGGCCCTCGAAGATGCCCCAGATCATCGTGAAGTAGCCGACGATGTAGTCCCACACGCCGACGAAGATCTCCTTCAGACCTTCGAGGATCAGGCCCACACCGTTGATCGCAGCGACCAGCGCGCCGGCCAGGATCTCCACCAGGAACTGAATGATGGGGACCAGGATCGGCATGATGAAGTCGACGACCGCGAGGAGCGCCTGAAGGAAGGGCTGGAGGGCCTCGACGACGCGAGTGATCGCGTCGGACAGCGGAGGCAGGACGGCAGCGATGACCGTGGACAGGATCTCGATCAGGGGACCGAGGACTGCCGAGAGGATCTGGAGCGCGATCTGGACGATCGGCTGGAGCGCGGTGAAGATCTGCGCCAGGGCCTCGCCGAGGATCGGCAGGATCGGAGCCAAGGCGCCGATGAGCTGCTCGACGAGCGGGGCGACCGCAGCGACGATCATCTGGAAGAGCTGGGCGATCGGGGGCAGGATCGCAGCGAGCAGCCCGAAGGCTGCACCCAGCATCTCGCCGACGACCGGTACGAGCTGGTTGATCACCGGAGTGAGCATCTGGAAGGCGGACGTCAGTGCACCGCCCAGGAGCTCGACGATCGGGATGACCATCGGGGCCAGGGTGGTGAAGGCGTTCGCCAGCGGGATGATCGCAGCGGTGACGAGTCCGGCGAAGACCGGGAGCATCGCGGCGACGACCTGCATCAGCGCGCCGAGCGCCTGGCCGAGCGGAGCCATCGCGGGAGCGAGGAGCTGCACGGCCTGGAAGAGCCCGGTGAACATGGCCTCGATGCCGTCAGTCACGGCGGCCTGGGACAGGGCATCAGCGATGGCGCCGAGCGCCACGCCGAGGATCGAGCCAGCCTGCGGGAGGATGGTCGTCAGGAGCGAGCCGAGCTCGATGAAGAGGTTCTTCACGGCCGGGCCGGCGCCGTTGGCGAGGTTGCTCATCGCGAGGTGGGCCGCCGTGAAGACGTCGACCATGCCGCTCTGGAAGCCGTCCGAGTCGACGACGTCATGGATGCTCGCGAGGGAGTCGCGGAGCATTCCCAGGGTGGAGCCGCCAGCCTCGGTGGCTGCACGGGAGAGGCCGGCGAGGATGCCGCCCGTCTCGTACAGGACACCACCGAGATCCTTCAGCGAGGTAATGCCCGCGTCGATCTCTTCCTGGAGTCCGATCTGCCCCTTCTTCTGGAGCCAGACGTCGAACTGCTTGGAGATGTCGACGAACCAGCCGGCCAGGTTCGGCAGGTAGGAGGCGCCGACTTCGCCGAGCTGGGCGATGATCGAGGAGAAGACCTTGGTGCCGCCAGTGGCGGTGGCGATCGACTCGTTGAGGTAGCCGAACATCTTGTCGACCAGCGAGGGGTCGAGGGCTGCCGTCAGGTCGGTGGCGAACGAGCCGAAGAACTTCCCGATCGCAGTGGACGAGGAGGCGAAGCCCTTCTCGAAGCGAGGCAGGAGGTTGTCGACCAGGTCACTGATCGGCTTGCGGGCCTCCGCCCAGAAGTTCGAGCTGATCGTGTTCTGCATGTCCGCGAGCGCGGCCTTGGCCTGCGGGACTTCCTTGTTGAAGTCCTTGAACGCTGCGACGGTGATTCCGATGCCGACTGCGAAGCCGCCGAGGAGGCCGGGCATGGTCAGGGCCAAGGCCCCGATCTGCGCGAGTGACGCGGACAGCGCGAAGAGGTTGCTCGCCGAGGTGAGCGCCATCGCAGCCAGGCCGGCCATCGCCGACGCCAGCGAACCGATGATCGGCACGCTCTTGTCGAGGTTCTTCAGGATGTTGCTGAACCTCTCGAAGAGGTTGTTCAGCACGCGGATACCGGAGAGAGCGGCCAGCGCGGTGGCCACCTTGGCGACAGCTGCCTCGTTCAGCTTCGGGATGATCGAGACCGTGCGGGGACGGGTGAGGATGCCGAGGCGCGCGTTCGTGGTGGCGGAGCTCAGGGCCGAGACGTCCGGCTCGATCTTGATCGTGAGCGGGGAGTTGTCGTCCCGCCAGTCCTTGAGCTGGTCGGTCATCTTCCGAAGCGACTGAGCCGAGATCTCCACATCGACCGCACCGGCGTCCAAGGTGGACTGGAGCTTCACCTTCTGGCCGTTCTTGGCCCGGTTGGTGTAGGCGCGGATCGCCCGCGCCAGCTCGCCGTTCATGGTGCTCGTGTCGATGCGGGTGTAGATCCGCACCTTGCGCGCGTCCGACTGACGGTTGCGCTGGTTGATCTTGCCGATCTCGCCGAGCATCTCGCGCTCGAAGCCGGCCATGTTGGGCATGACCTGCACTTCGACCTTGAGCTGCTTCTCGATCTTGGTGAGCTGCTTGCTCGCCTTGCTTCGGAACTCGTCGGTGTCGGGTAGCACACGGACGCTGACGCGACCGATTACCTGACCCTGGGGCATGGGCTACCTCCGGGCTGTGAACCGCTTGTAGATCTCCGCGACGGAGACCTTCTTGCCGGCCGTCTTGGGGCCGCTGGACTTGGTGGGCTTCTTCAGCGCCTTCGGGCGCGGCCATGCCGGGATCTTGGGCGCCTTGCCCTTGGCCCACTGGCCGGTCGACCGGGTGTTCTGGTTGATCGCATCGAAGAGGTCGGCCGAGAGGTGACGGTCGATACCCCAGCCGAAGTGCTCCCGGCCGCCCGATGCGAGAGCGACGGTCAGGGAGGTGTCGGGCAGCCTCCGCACAAGCGCGAGGACGAACAGCGGGGAGGGACCTCGGCCCTCGATCACGTCCACCAGGTCGATGCCGTAGTGGAAGCGGAGGTCGGCGTACAGCCCCTCCCCGAAGTCGTCGATCAGGCGGCAGAGGCTGAGGCTTCCCCCACCTGCGCACCCTCGATGTAGGTGTTGAAGATCTGCGCCAGGACCGCGAGGTCGTCGCCCACGGCCTTCAGGAGGACTTCGCCCTTCTTGGGGTGGTCGACGACGATGAGGATGGCCTCGGCCAGGAGCGCCTCCTGGTCCACGCCGTCAGCGTCCATCCGGTCCTGGATGCCCTGGAGCTGCTCGCGCTTCTCCTTCGACAGGCGGAGCGGGTTGAGCAGGCGGGCGGTGGTCTTCTCGTCCACCACGATGTCGGTCGAGCTGTACTTCGAGTCGGCTGCGGCGCGGATGTCGTCGAGAGTGAACTGCATGGGGTTGCGGACCTCCAAGTTGTAGGGAATGCGATGCGGTGCGGACCTTGAGGAGAGGGCCCCCGGAGGGGCCCCGGCCGTGCAAGGAGGTCCGCGTCACTTGCACAGCCGGGGAGTTCAGGATCAGGCAGCGATGCCGGTGACCCAGTCGGCGCCGTCCCAGTAGGCGTTGGAGCCGTCGCCGAGGGTGACGTACTGACCGGTGGTCCAGGCAGTCGCCGGGTCGGCGGTGACGAGGTCGAGGTCGACCAGGTCGTACGGGGCGAGCGAGCCGGTCGGGCTGAAGGTGCCCGGCGTGCCGGCGGTCGCGCCGGTCGCAGCGACGGTCCCCAGCGGGGTGATCGCGTACGTCCAGGAGTTCGCGCCGTAGGCCATCGGCTTCACGCCCAGGGGCAGGCCGGCCAGGCTCTCCGTGTCACCGAAGGACACGTCGTCGCCACGGTAGATCTCGGCCTTCGGGGCGTAGAACGCGAACACGTTCTCGCCGTCCACGAAGACGGCGAGGAACGCGGCCGTGGTCGGGACCGGGTCGGTCGGGACGCCGACGCTGCCATCGGGCAGGATCGGGGCGTTCGAGCCGTAGTAGAGCTTCAGGCCCTTGACGTCGAACTGCTGGAGGACGAAGGCCATCGTCTCGGTGCGCGCCGAGTACTTCGTGCGGAGGCTCTTGTTCTGGAGGGAGCCGATGGTGGTGGCCTCTCCACCCTCGGAGGTGATCGAGAAGATGTCCTCCAGGCTGGTGTGGCCCACGGCTTCCCACGGGGAGACGGGGACGAGCAGGTCATCGGGGATGTCGGTACCGGCGGGGGCCGTCAAGTAGTTGCCGGAGCCGATGACGAGGGTGGCGTTGTCGTTCAGTGCCACGAAGGGTTCTCCTTACGGGGTGGGGTATGGGCGAGTGCGGGGCTTGCGGATCTCGATGTCGTAGGTCGCCTCGTAGCGCCAGACACCGGTCGGAAGGTCCGCGTACTGGACGGGGCCGGTAGAGGTGGCCCAGTCCGTGACTCGACGCGGAGCGGAGATGAGGTCGACTCGGGTGATGT